TTTCCCGGACGTGACGGCCCAGCGGCGGGTGCCGGATCTCGACTGGCTGACGGAGCACAACAACCGTGTATGGGGCTGCTCGAGCACCGAAAACGTCATCTATGCCTGCAAGCTGGGCGACGCCACCAACTGGTTCTCCTACCGGGGAACGGCAGCGGACAGCTACGCCGTGACTGTGGGCAGCGACGGGGCCTTTACCGGTGCGGCTACCTGCATGGGATACGTGCTTTTCTTCAAGGAGAACGGTCTGCACAAGCTGTACGGCACCAAGCCCAGCGACTACCAGATGAGCAGCATCCAGTGTTCGGGCGTGGCCAAAGGTGCGCACCAGAGTCTCTGCGTC